TCAGCGGGCATCGTCGCGCGTTGCCACTTTTTCTCTTCGCGGACGGAAGAAACGCCACAGATTGTTGCGCTGAATCACATCCTCGTAGCGCTGCACTTTCCCGCGAAGCTCTGCGTTTTCGCGTTCCAGATCCGATGTGCGGAGCTTGCTGCGAACGGATTTGTATTCAGAAAGTTCCTGCTTCAAACCGGCGATCTCTGCCTTGAGCTTTGCAATCAGCCTGTTTGCCGCGTCCAACGCCTTTTGCAGTTTGGATTCTTTCTTCTCCGACGCAACATACTTCTTTGCCGCCACTGCCAGCGATTCGTATTCAGAGCGCTCCAATATCACCTTGGAGGACAGTGGAACGGGCTTCGCCTCAATCTTTTCGATAGCCGCCACAGCGACCTGCTGATTCTGAATTTTCTCAATCTGCCTGCCGAGCGTCGCTGCCTGCTGCTCCTGCTGGCGGTTCTGCTCCGCGAGTTCTGCCAACCGCGCCTGTTCCTGCTGCACCTTGAACTGCGTCACCGTCAGGTGTTCCTCAGAGCTGCCGCGTTCGCCACGCTCCACATCATCGTACCCGGCGTCGCGCATATACCGGAAGAAATCGTCCTGCAAAACGCTGTAGGACTTCTTGAGAACAGGCTTGCCCTTGGTGCTTAGAATCGGCTCACCGTTCTCGTCCAGCGCGGGCTTGGAATCCCACTTCTTACTCATGCTGACCTGCTGGATTATCTCCTTGACCGTGCCGCGAAGCGTCTCATCCTTGCAGCGCTTCGACCACAGAATTTGTTTTTCCACGACGGGGAGGTAGACCACATGAAGGTGGTAGTGGTACACGTCCTGCCCCAGCGCGTCGGACATAGCGCGGTTGCGCTCGTCGGCGTGCATGACTGCCGACAGGATGTACTGCTCACCGCCGACGATTTTGATTGCAGCTTTGTAGGCATCGGCGTAAAATTGTTTTGCAAAGTCATAGCCGCCGTGGTTGAAGAAATATGCGGAGTTGACGTCGAAGATCAGCTCTCCGAACTTCTCAGCGTCTGCTTTCAGACCGCGGGTGGAGATCACGCCGTCAGAGCGCATCTGCTCGAACATCTCCTTATACCCGACGGTTGGTGTTTTGAAATGGACGTTGTATGGCGTCCGTTCAGGAACGATGTCCTGATTGACATACGACGATTTTTCGCGCTCATTATGCGCCTGTGCGTTGCCGATGTCTGCATCTTTCATTCTTGCATTTCTCGCGGTGGTACGGTGAATACCGTCGCCTCTTGCCATAGGCAGTTTACCTCCTGATTTCAGATTGTGCAGGACGGGGCAGCTTTCAGGGAAGCACTTCTGCGGAAGTGTAATAACCCACTATGATACTTTCATCCTGCGGCTGCAAAGTATCGTGGGCTCTCCGAGGGGGTATGCGGCATCTGCGGATGCCTCTGCCGGTTTTGCGGTTTGCAGTGTCTATACAAACCGCAAAAACCGGCGTGGACAGCAGCTTATTGGCAGGCGTCCCCTGCGCATAATCTTCTGTCCACATCCATCTCAAACTCTGCGGATTTTTCGATGGGGACGAGGGACGCGAGGGGATAGCAGCCAATGCGTTTCCTTGTCTGCCAGCAACAGGAGCGTGGCACGCTCCTGTCACAGTTCCCACGGAGGAACAGTCCAGCGATAGCTCTGCGGAACGCCGCGCCGGTCGAGGTATTCCTGCCGCGCCCGTTCGCGTTCTTCCTCGGTCGGTGCCGTCTTATACCGGGAATAGAACTGCCGGTTCAGCATGGCGTCGAGCTTCTGTTCCAAGCCCTGACGGATTTCTTCTTCGTAATCATCTTCGCCCCGCAGATGGTACATGGCAAGGTCGAGAAACAGGTCATAGGGGATTTGCACGGTTTTCACTTTGCTTCGCTCCTTTCCGCGACGGTCGCAACGATTGCGACGGTTGTTTTGGTGGTATCATTTTCACCGTCGCAACCGTCGCAGCCGTCGCGCGGCTTAGTTGCTTTCAGCATCATAGGTCAGCGTGATACGCCGCCCTTCGTGCCGAACCTTGTTCTCATAGCGGACGCGGTATTCGTCCAGCAGCCTGCCAGACTTCACATTCAAATACTTGCTCAGGGCGTTTGCCGCCATACCGACATGGACAGCATCGGCAAGCGCGGAGGGCGAGCCTGTCCACACCGACTGTTCTGCGGATACCAGCCTTGAAACAGATTTCAGAATATGATCGGGTGGCTCTTTGTGCAGCTCGTTTTCCACCTTTTCGAGATTCCAGATCTGCGTATCGGCATCCTTTTTCAGATAGAGAATCTGATCCTGCTGGTCACGTCCTACCACGTCGATAGTTGCCTCCAATGCTGTGCGCTTTTTCTTCTGCATAAGTAGCGATCCGTCCGCGCAGCCGAGCAATCCTGTTGTACCGGAGATCATTTCGAAGCTGTCACCGGCAGGCTGCTTGCGGGTGTGGTGGACAGTCAGGACACAGATGCAGTGCTTGTCGGCAAATTGCTTGAGCCGACCGATGATCTCATAATCACTGGCGTAGCTGTATGCCTCGCCGCCGATTTCCCGGATTTTCTGCATGGTGTCAATGATAATGAGTCTGGTATCTGGATGTTCCCGCACGAAGTTCTCAAGCTGCTCGTCCAGCCCGTTTCCAATCTTGCCCGCAGCGGTTGCAAAGTGCAGCCGGTCGGTGTCGTTGACGCCGTACATCATGAACATACGGCTCTGGATGCGCTGAAAATCGTCCTCCAAGGCAAGGTACAGCACCGTACCGGGATGGACTTCGCAGCCCCACAGAGCTTCGCCCGTGCTGACATGATAGGCGATCTGCGCCACCAGAAATGATTTGCCGATCTTTGGCGCACCTGCGAGGATGTACGCGCCCGCGTAGAGCAAGCCGTCGATAATGGGCGGCCTGCTCTGATACGCGGTCTGGTACAGCTCGGTCATGGAGATCGTGTGCAGGTAATGCGGGTCTGTCAACCGCTGTATCCTGCGATAGATTTCGTCCAGACTTTCCGTGCTGTTTTGCAAATCACCATTGATTTCTTCATCAAAAGCGGATATACTGTTCTCAGTTGAATTGTGAAGCGGCTGCCCATCATCTGCGCCAACAGATGTGTCCGGGGCGGTCGTTTTCTTTTTGCAGAGTTCATTCTCCATAGGCATTTTCCTCCTTCATGCCGTCCATGATGGCGGCAATCATTTCGATCACATCCAGCAGCTCGTCATTTACGCTGCCGCCCGCTTCAATGCGCCGCAGCTCGTCCAGCACGGCGGCAAGCTGGTCACGCAGCGCTTTGTAAACCCTCGGATTGCCCTGCACCACCACGTCCTTACAGGTCAAGCGGCGGGTGATGTAGTCCTGCTTCGTCAGCCCGGAGAGCTTGACGAAGGTTTCGATTTGCGTATCTTCCTCCGGGGATACCCGGAAGGCAACAGTCTTGTTGCGCCAGCGGTTGTGGTTGTCTCGGTTTTTCAGTGACATTTTAATTGCTCCTTTCGACGTTCAATTTATCTGCCATTTCCTTCTGTACGGTTGGGAACAGATGCGCGTACCGATAGGTGATCTCCACACTTTCGTGTCCCACACGATTGCCGATGGCAACGGCGGAATAGCCCATGTTGATAAGTAAAGAAACGTGGCTGTGTCTCAAATCGTGGATTCTAATGACCTTGACACCAGACGCCTTGCACCCGAACTCCATGCCGCGCTTCAAGGTGTGCTTGGTCAGAGGAAAGATGCGGCTGTCCGATTCCAGTCCGTAAAGCTGCTTGAAATAGTCCTGCATCTCGTCGCAGAGAAAGTCTGGCATCTGGATCACGCGGTTGCTTTTCTTCGTTTTCGGCGTGGTGATAACGTCCTTGCCTTGTAAGCGCTGATAGGATTTATTGATGCGGAGCGTTTTCTTCTCAAAATCGAAGTCCGCAGGCGTCAGTGCTAGCAGCTCGCCCTCGCGGATGCCACACCAGTACAGGATTTCAAAGGCGTAGTACAGCATGGGCTTGTCCATCATGGCGTCGATGAATTTGAGGTATTCTTCCTTCGTCCAGAACAGCATTTCCTTCGGCCGCTCGCTGCCCATATTTCCGGCCTTTGCAGCGGGATTGATCTGCAAGCCGTAATACTTGATGG